TTTGGTAATTTGCAGAAACATTAGCATCTTGAATAATCAAAGTACTTCCTTGCTTGACTAAATTTAAGAATATATCAATATCATCACCATTTTGATTAATATGATTTACTCTAATATATGTTGAAGTAATTTGTAATGCAAAATTTGACCAACTAATATGTCCTGTTGATGGAGTTGTACCATTGTCTGCTTGGTAATTAAAATATGAACTTGATTGTCCATTTGCTCCTGTCTCACCAGTTGGGCCTGTAGGTCCTGCAGATCCTGGTTCTCCAGTTCCTGTTGGTCCGGTTGGTCCTCTTTCAAGAAATAATACCCAGTCAGAAGTATTTGTAGGAGGTTCAATAAATACGCTGCTGGTTGTTCGTATACTTACATAAGTATTATAGTCAATTGATGAAACTACAATTGTGTCTTTAGGATAATAGGTACCAGATACCCACATTCCAACAGAATTATATACTGTTCCTGTAGCACCAGTAGGTCCATCATTTCCTGTTGGTCCTGTAACTCCATTTATTCCATTTGTACCAGTAGGTCCTCTTGGTCCATCATTTCCTGTTGGTCCAGTAGCTCCATCATTTCCTGTTGATCCTGTAGCTCCATCATTTCCTGTTGGTCCTGTAGCTCCATCATTTCCTGTTGGGCCTATAGATCCTGGTTCTCCAGTTCCAGTTGCACCAGTAGGTCCAGTAATACCTGTTGGGATTGCCCATATAACTTTTCCATTTCCACCAGAACCTAAAAAATATCCATCTGTCCCAGTATCATTATCAATTTTAACTGAAAGCGTTGAAGAAATTAAAGACATATTACCACTTCCATCATCTATAGCAAGTTGATTTGTTCTAGTTCTATTTGCTAAGTAATATGGACTTGGAATTACTACATTTGTAGAAGCTTCATATGAAGCCCATGTTGAAATATCACCAGTAGATCCTGTTGGTCCTCTTGGTCCATCATTTCCTGTTGGTCCATCATTTCCTGTTGGTCCTGTAACTCCAGCTCCTGTTGGTCCTGTAGCTCCATCATTTCCTGTTGGTCCTCTTGGTCCATCATTTCCTGTTGGTCCAGTTGGTCCAATAATTCCAACTCCTGTTGGTCCAGTAGGACCATTATTACCTGTTGGTCCTGTAACTCCAGCTCCTGTTGGTCCTGTAATTCCTTGAAATCCTCTTGGTCCAGTAGGTCCATTATTACCTGTTGGTCCTGTAGGTCCAATACCTCCACCTCCAGATCCATTTATATTTGTAGCAATCCATTGATAATCTCCAGCAGCATAACTCTTAATTAAGAATTGACTATTATTACTAATAATTACCCAACATCCAGCACCTTCATATTTTAATGCATTTGCTGATATTGAGTATTCTGCTGTTGGAAACCCACCATTGGGCAATGTTACTGTTACACCAAATGAACCTTCAGGTATTCTAGCTATACCAGAATATACATATGACATTTATTATTAAGTCAATAAAACAAAATAATAAATGATAATCAATTTATATTAGCTTAAGAACGTACGTATGCATGCATTCCCTTCTTGTGATGTCCGTGATGCTTACTCATGTGTCCATGGTGTTTACCTTCACCAACCATTCTCTCCATAGAGTGCACTGGCTCACTTACAGGTGCACCAAGAATATCCTGCTCAGTAACCACTCCACGAAGAATACGGGAAGCTCCTTTGATAGTTTCGAAGAAGCCAGAGTTTGCAGTTACAGTGTAGATAGCTACAGGTATACCATAAGATCCCGGACCATAAGCGCCAGTACCGAATGATTCACCAGTCATGTTCTCTACGGACAAATCAAACTGTAGAGTAAAATTCCCAATGAGTCCCGGGGCTTGACCTGTGGAAAGGGCAAAATCACGACCAGGACGGAGGACTAGAGGACCTCCCACCAAAGGAGTCTGTCGGCCAGCAGCCCATGCAGAACCAGACCACTCATCCCAATCCATCTCAAGACCGTTATTCACAGACATCTTATATAGCTCATACTGAGAATGGTTTGCCAAAAGTCCACTATAATTGTCAAATGAAATCCCTATTTTGGTCACAGGTAAGGACCAATCAGACTGGGTAGGATCAAGACCAGAGGGAGTAGAATAAGTCTGAGGCTTTACAAATATAATCAGAAGATCAGGGATCATAGGTAGAGTAATAGTCTGAGAAGAGAGAGTAGCTTTCTGGGGGGAAGAAGGAGTACCCAAATCCAGCTGGAAACCAGGGGAAATATAGCGGGGAAACTCCATCCAAGGAACAACACTCTTTGCAGGAAGGGGAACATCCAAGGAAGGAGTCAAAAACTGAGTCTGGATTACAGCACTGGTAAAAGGAGATCCATTACCACCAGAAGAATCCCAAGAAACTACAGGAGGATTAGCCCATTGGTTATTCTGTGCAATACGTAGAGAACGACCAGGAGCATTAAAGTTCATGGTGAATTGCATGTTCTGCACACCAAACAAACCAGTAGAGAGTTCATCCTCATCAGCAAAGATAAAAGGAGGAAGTACAAGCTTCTCTGCAGTAGTAAACTGTACTCCAAAAGTAAATTGAGTCTGAGTTTCCAATGCAGGGCCAACAGTTGCAGATCCAGTTAGGGTTACACTTGCAGCAGCCTGGAAAACATCACCAACTTCACCATTAGAACCAAGAGCTGCCCAACCTGCATATGTCCCCTTTGCAATAACCTTATACCAAGTTCCAGTAACTACACCAGTCTGAGGAGTAGTGGAAAATGGCTGTACAGCACAAGGGAGACCACCAAAAATTACAACGTTAGAAGTTGCATTGGATGTCTGGAACTTGAGCTGACCCCAAGAACCATTAGGGACCTCATCATTGGAATATGCAGCAGCGTAATCACCAAGAGGAGAGTTCTTGTATGTAGCTGCACTCTCTACATCATAATAACGATCCAACATAGTAGGACAAGTCCTCTGCTTACGAGTCTTACCCAAATCAGCAAGACGTAGAATCTGAGGTAGGACATCGGCAGTATTAATAGACAATGACTGATCATTAATAGTAGCCTGCATGGTAGAAACAGACTGAGTTACAGGAAAAGGAGCCAATGAAAAATCTGCACCAGGACCACTAATCAAAGGAGTTCCGTAAGGGACATCAGAAGCCTGATCATAAGTTAGAGTAACCAACACATTTGCAGTGTTCACCCAATCTACTGCACGATCAATAAACACATTCTCAGAAGGAACCTGAACCTGAAATGTCTGCTGAGATGCAGAGTTTGCAATAGCAGAAAAAGTCTGATTAGTAATAGAGAGAGCCCCTTTCTCTACAGCAAACTTGGGCTTCTGCTGCACAATACGAGGATCAACTACAGAGTATTTGGAAATATCGGTGGACATCTTTTAATTTATGAAAGAGATTTTTTATTCATGGATTTTCTTGAACTGGATTCGAATATTTGCTGAACCTCCATTGTAGAGAGTTAGTGGAACTAAAGAATTTGTCAATCGATTTCTCCAATATAGCTGAACATCCAAGTTCTTCAAATCCTCCTGTGAGAGACCAAGACTTGACAATGTCTCAACTTTAGGAGTATAAGATAGAAGACCTCGCCAACCAGTTTGTGGTAGCAAATCCAAAGGTGTCTCTAATAGAACCTTCTGGAAAGAACCAGTCGATGCATTACTACCCAAGTTTCCATTTCCAAGTGTAATAGGTGTTCCTGAATATTCCTCCCTGACTGAAATGAACTGAGTTCCAATCACAATCGATGCTACAGGTGACCATAGAGAACTGGTAGATTCATAGTCTTGCACTAACACAACATATTGAGAACCAACAACTCCAGAAGGGAAAGCAGATTCTAAAATTTGAGAAGAAGCATTACCAGCAGATAAATCTACTTGGACTACATTTTCAGGATAATAAATTTGTTCAATAGTTAGAATTGGGTTGACCTCAGTTACAATTAAATCATCTCCAGGAGAAAAGATAGATTCTTCAAAACTTAGATTTGTAGTATATGTTGTTAGTCCAAAAGGTGTTACATTAGAAGATGATGTTAGTGGTGTAGGTTCAATCCTCCATGAACTACTACTACCAGAAGATGATGGAAGTATAGTGAGTGTTCCATCGGATACTGATGTTAATGTTGCAGTTGCTCCATTTGATGTAATAACATTTCCACTAGCAAAATTACCTGATACCCTTTCAACAACAAGACTTGTTCCACTATCAGATACAACTGTTGCTTCTTTACTTCCAGATATTACTTTATTTCCAGCTCCAAATCTAGGAAATCCTTGTATAGTTGCAATTGTATTTAAGCTTGAAGTTATATTATTTCCTATAGTAAATGTTCCAGTAACATCTTCAATAGTGAGTTGACTTCCACTATCATATATTACTGTTGCAGTAGAACCAGAACCTTCAATAGTTTGATTAGTTAAACTTATATAAGTTGCTTCAGCATTTGTAGTTAGATCTTTAATAAATTCTCCTGGTATAAATGTTCCAGAAACAGGTTTGACCATTAATTCACCATTTTGGAATGATACTGAACCAATATTTGCAGTTGATGTATTTGCATCAGTGATCTTTGTTCCTTGAATAAAGTACTGGCTATTAACTACATTCTTGAGAGTAAGAATAGTAGAAGCTCCAGATACATTTGTTGTGTCTTCATATGTTTGAATCTTACCATAATTTAGAGTAGATTGATCCTGTATAGTTAGATTTTCAGCAAAAGTTCCTTCAACATTTGTAATTGTCAGTGCAGTTGCAGTTGCAGGAGGTTTTGAAGTCTGTACAAAAGCGTTTGAAGCAGAGGATGTTACTGTATCTACAAGTCCAGTTGTATCAGGATTTTGTGATACAGTTACAGCATAGTTTGTAAATCCTGCATAAGCACTTAAACTGGACCCAAGAACTCCAAAAGTAAAATAGTTGATTTTTGAAATAGTTGTTGTTGAATCAAGAGTACCACCTTTATTACAATTAGCTGCTTCGCTAAATCCAAGACCAGTATAATTAGTAAATGCTACTTTAATAGTATTATTATTAACACTAGTAACTCTTCCAGTTGCATTAGCAACATTAAAAAGAGAACCAACTACAAATCCAACTTTGTTATTGCTTAAAGTTAGATCAGCACCAGAACAAACTAGATTTGTTGGTGGCCAAGTATCTATACCATATTGCTTACAATTACTCTTATCAATAAAGGGAAGAACACCTAAAGCATCAGTAGTAGAAACACGTACTACTGTTCCTGTTCCTGTTGCTGCAGTTCCATTATATGTGAATTGCTTTCCAATTGTAGCTCCACCAACAACACCAATAGCAGCCCAGTTCGTATCATATCCATTCGTAAGAATTCCAAGTGTTGCAATAGTATATTTAAATCCTGAAGCTAATGATGTTACAGGGATTGGATCTGCAGTATTTTGTAGCTGAACAAAGTTTACATCGGGAGTAACTGGATTATTTTTAGGTGCTACCTCCAAATCAGTAACTGTACTTGCATCTGTTGCAAATCCATTACTCAAATCTGTTAGTTGTTCTCCATTAATAAAGCTTCCATTGTAGCATCTTACATAGTATTTGTATGGTGTAGCTGTAGTAATTTTAGCAAGAACAGTTCCATATACTGAACTTGATTGTCCAAATAATACATCACCCACAACAATTGAAGTATTAGTAAGAGTAAACTTATAAATAGTTGAAGAGAATACACATACAGATGAGAAATCACCATTCCAATTATATACCTCCTGACCTGGTAGAGGACATATTTGCTTAGATATACCATCATCTATTGAATATGTACTTTTTGCATTTCCAAGAATATACTTTGCATCAGTATAGAGATTACCAGTAGCAAATTGTCCACTCGTGTTAACTATTGAAAGCTTAGTTGGGAATGTTTCAGGGCTTACACCATCAATTACAGCTTGGTTACGAATTAGTAAGACTTCTCCATTTCCTGTTACAGGATTTATGTTTGCAGTAAATAATTCTCCTACTGCTGGGGTTGAATCTGCACCAATCTTACTCCAGTTAGTATCTCCAAGAGTTACAATTACATACTGAAGAAATGGTTGAATTGTTTGTGCATCAACAATTGGAATAGATCCTGGTAACATTACTGCACCAGATCCAAGCCATCCAACTTCATTTGTTAGTTGTGTAAATACTTGTCCTACATATGGAAGTCCTACTACACCATTTTCATTCCAGTTTACTCCAATTCCAAGACTTGCAATAGTATATTTGTTTCCAACGACTGCACCAGCTCCTTGATTAATTGGAGTCATGTTTTGCCATACAACATCTCCATCATAAAGTTGTCCAGCAGTTGAAATTCCTTTGTTATTTGTAAGATAAGTTCCTAGTCTTGAATCATAGATAGGTAATCCAGCTAATGCACCAGTCCATGGTGGAGTTCTAGCAGAAGGAATGATGGTAAGAAGTTGTGTAGTAGTATCAGGATTTCCATATGGAAAAGGACCATTATTAGCAACAACTGAACCACTTACATTTGCAAATGCAGTTCCAACACCAGTTCCTGGACCAGTTGCAGTAAAAATTGTTCCAGTAGCATTTGATGATGCACCAAAGTTTGTAAAGTTAGAAGTTCCAGCATTATCAATCACATAATAACCTTTTGGACTTAATATAGTTATTGAAAGAGGAAGAGTATGAGGTTTATATTCAATAACAATACCGCCTCCAGTTCCAGGACCAGTTGCTTGAAATATATTACCAACAGAATTTGTATATGCACAACCATATCGTCTAAAATCAGTAGACCCATCATCAATATTTGCAATTACATAAAATTTACCTCTAACCATAGCAGTTGCAGGAATAGCAGTAACTTCGTATACAGTACCAGTTCCTTCTGCAGTATTAGCTTGAAAGTAAAATAATACTTGACCTTCATAATATGGAGTTGTTAATTGATCACCACCAACATTAGCTCTCCAATTAGTAGTACCAACGAATGCAATTGCATAATATCTTTCTTTTCTAGCACCAACTATAGGAATAACTGGTGCTTCAGGAAGATATGCTATAGCAGTTCCTGTACCTGAACCTGCACCAGTTGCTTGGAATGGGACACTATCAGCAGTTACATAAGCTCCAACTGCAACAAAATCACTATCTCCACCTCCAGGAGTATCAATTGTATAACTAAATCCAGCTTGTAACTCTTCAATATCTACAAGATCAGAAGTTTTTACAGCAATAGGATCTCCTTGATAAAATTGTTCTCCTGCTGTAACATTTTGAACAACAATTACAATAGGATTTGTTAGTCCTTGACTATCAGAATCAACAATGAAAGAATTAGTGGGGAATAGATCTGGGACTCCTTGACCTCCAGATGTGTTTTTAATAATAATTTGACTATTGTTGATGTAGGAAAATCCATTACAAGTTGCAGTTGATTGAGTTGTAGCTCTTGATGTTGGAAGACCGTATCCAACACTATCAACCATTAGATCTCCTACATAGAATACACCAGTTACATTGTTTACTGTGAGAACTCCAGAATCTGTAAAAGCTACTCCACCAATATCAGCTGTAGTTCCGGAATCAGTCCCTTCAATTATTAGTCCAGTTGCAGGTAATGGAGCATTTGCAGTAGCATAGAAAATACCATTAATCTCTTGTCCCATAATACATGTAACAGTTCCAATATTTCCTTCAGTTTGATTTATTACATTTTGCTTATCCAACACAACTTTTGCAAAGACAGTTTGAGTTTCTTTTATTTGTAGAAATTCGTTAGGAACAAATGAACCAGGAGCTCCAGTTGTTACCTGATTAATGTAAGAAACATAGCCGTAGCCATTGTTATCTCCTTGAATTGAGACAATAGTTGCAACTCCTCCAGTATTATTGTTTACAATTGATTCACCAATACCAAATTTACCATTCTGATTAGTGAAGTTGACTGTCCCATATCCAAGGTTATCACCAATAATATCTACAATCTTACCTGAAGCTACAGGATTACCAGAAGGAGGAAGAGCTGGGTAGCAATCTACGGTATGGCCAATAGCAAAAGGATTCTTTTGAGAAGAACATGATAGAGTTGTATAACCATTAGGTCCCTCGATTTGAGTAATTACTCCATTATTTGTAGTAGCACCAGGAACTACTACTCTATCACCAACAGCAAAAGGACCTGAATAAAATGTTTGTTGATTATTTGTAGTATATGTTGGTGCAATTGACATGATGCCAGTTCTTACAACAGTTGTAGCTTGGTTAGGACCATTAATACCTGCAATTACAGCTGATCCACCTGCAACAGTTACTTGATCATTAATACCAAATGGTCCAGATTGATTTGTAATTGTAATATTATTTCCAGTTGTAGAGTTACCAGATAGTATGTCAACAATTTGACCTTTTGCACCAGAACTCTGACCAACAATAAGATCATCTGTATCAAATTGACCAACTTGAGCTTCATATGTTAGAGAAGGATTGAATCCACTATAAAGAGTTGGATTTGTATACCTAATATAGTTACCAGTAGCTCCAGTTGCTCCAGTATATCCAAGAGTTTCTTGATAAGAAAGTACACTTCCACTAACCTTTTCATCATCACCAATGACTTCTATAGAATATCCAACTTCCAATGGAGATTGAGAAGGAAGAAGACTAGTATTTAAAGTAAATGGAGTTCCTGAACCAATATTCATAGCAGTTGTTGATGTATTAGGAGTTAGAGTTAGGGTCCAGTTAGCTCCTGTACAAGGAACATTAGCAACTGTTGTAATTAACAATGTTATAGCAGAACTGGTTATTGAAGTTACATTACCATCACCAGAAACATTATTTGATGCAGTAGCTCTAATAGAAGTACCAACTTTTATGTAACCAACTTCAGTAAAGTCATCTAATTGAAATACTGCAGGACTTCCAACAACAAGAGTTTTTTGTTCTACAGATTTCAAAGGAGGTGAAGCAAAAGACCAATTAGAACCAGCAACTCCTGTTGTAGATGACCATGTAACAACCATCTGATCATCATTAAAAATACTAATACTTCCTTTATCAGTATCTATTCCAATTAACTCTTCACAATTTTCAAATCCTTCAGGAGAAGTAATTGATACACCCATATCTAACCTAACTTGATTTGAGTAATATGTTGTATTAAAGTTTGTCATCAAAGATTCAAAGTTAGTATTATATCCAATGTATGAATATTCCCCTTGTTCATAGCCAGTTGCAGTAGAAGCTCCGAAGACATCCAAAGCAGATGGTGGGTTTGATGGTCCATATGGTTCTGATGTTGTAGGTAATCCAAATGGAGTTACACAAGTATTTGAATCTTGCCATAGTGAGAACAAGTTAGTTTTAGGATCATACTTATAAAAAGGGCATTTTGTTCCAAAAGTGATTGGTGGAATAACAATAGATTGTTCAGATACAGTTGTAATTAATGCAGAAGCAAAATCTAAGCATGAAATTATATCACCTTCAGAAAATGTCCCAACAACATTATATAGAACTAGAGTATTACCTTGAAAAGAGATTACTTTACCAGTAGCTTTTGTAATTTCATCTGTTACAACTTGGCCGATTGGAAAAGTCGAAGGAATAATAGTTTGAATATCTGCAGAAGCAAGAAGTGCTCCAGGAATTTGGTTAGGAGTTTCAGGGTTCTGTTCAAAAGAATCACCTTCCAAAAATGTCCCACTCAATATATTAATAACAAAAGGAGAAAGAGCAGCAATCTCACCAGTTGCAGGATCATTGGAATTAGTTTGAGTAATGAGAGCTCCAACTAAAAATTCTCCTTCAACATTTGAGACAGTTATAGTTGAACCACTCAAAGAATTAATTAGAATTGTAGTTCCTGCGACTCCTCCAGTAGTTGCAGTTAGTTTTACATCTTGCCATGCACATGAAAGTGCATTATTTACAAGTTTAAGCCAATGGCTATAAGTATAGCAGTAATAATATGGGATTTCAGGTTGAGGGTAAGAATATTGGCCAATAGGTGGAGGTGTTCCTTGCCAGACAGCTTGATTTTCAGGAATCCACTGAATGGACCTAGTTGATTGATAAATAGCAGATGGATTTTGTTTAGTACCGCCATATTGCCAAGTAAATGTAATGTCATAAACAGTATTGTTAGGATTAGTGTTCTTAGAACCATCTACATTCAATTGTCTTATTTGAGGAATGAAAAGTGGGAGATTCTTACCTACACCATTGAGAGTAAAGTTCTCAATTGAAACAGCAAACTTGCTCTTATCCTGCAAGATAGAAATAGTACGAGTGTCTTGGAAGTTTATGGAAGGATCTTCTGCTTTAGAAATAGTTGAAGTAGTATTATTGATGATCTGAGCATTATAGTAAAGAAAGTCAGGATCACTCCCTTTGGTAAAGCCGTTCCTTACCTCTGCGAAATCTGGATTTACTGATGTATTAAAACGAAATCCGCCGCGTGACATTTTTATTTATAGTCAACATTATTTAGTGGTGGATTAACTTATATGTAAAATTTGTTACAAAGTCATCTGGGGATATTCCTTCATCAATAATCATTTGTGTATACTCTGGTAATGTCAAGTGCTTGAAATAAAGTCTGGTTGTACAATGTCTTCCACAGGTTGCTATATCACGACTCTTCGATTGAAAAGGAAACTTATTATATACAATTTTATATCCTGACTCCTTCAATAGCTTGGTTAGGTAATGTGTATCCTGCTGAAATTCAGCAGAATTTCTACTAGAAATCCATGTTTCTTCATCATCCGGTTTCAAATTCCCATAAGGATCAAAGAACTCTATTTTATTCTTCTTTTTAAGCAGACAGATCCAATGTCCAGTATATTGATCAGTTGTCAAATAAAGAATCATTAATCTTCCTTTCTCATCCAATGCTTGATCTATTGTTTGGTATTTCAATAAATCAGGATATGAGATAATCTTTAATGTTGGAATCATCTTGTTAATGTCAAAGTTACTTAACGAGTATGCACGCAATGACTTATTTTCTGGAATCAAAGCATACTTCTGTTGAATAGCTCTCTCCAGACTTACACATTTTCTTGATACTGGGAATCCTGATGCAGTATATACCCGAAATGCATTTTTATACGGCCTAATTACAACCATATTTATTTAAAGCAATGACAATAAATTCTTGAGAAAATTATATATTATTTGTTTTTTGTTGACTTTTTTTGCAAAAGCTTAGGGTCACTTTAAAAAAGGTACATTGAATGTACTTTTTTTTTCTATGGAATTACTTTCTGAAAATAAATTTCACGGAAATTACAAAAATAATTATACCTTAGGGTTATCTAAAATCAAATCTAAAATATTTAAAAAAAGTAGTTTGTGACCAAAAGGGCCGGTATAACCCCCTAACTTATACTTTTATACTTTCTTACTAAGACAATAACTTTTGCATAAAAAAAAGTACACGAGTACCTGCATAAGTAAGACAATAACAAAGTAATTTAAAGGAAATTAATGAATAAACATTAGAATTTGACGAGGGATCCTTTTTTTATTTTTATATGATCGATGGGTTGATTAAAAGATTCTATGTATTTTTCTTCGGCTTTTTTGCGTAGATAAGCTTTCCTTTCTTCTTTATGAGTCCTTTGATATTCTATAGATTTATTCAAATAATAATCTCTATTATCCATATATTTCTGATGTAGTCGTTCTTTATTGCGTTGATACCATGCTTTTTTGTAATCCATTTGTTATAAATTCTTCGTTATATTGTAAATGATTCATCGTATATCTTGGATACATAAGATGGGTATACAAGATAAACCATATTCTATGGAAGATTTAGCAGATTTATCAGGATTTGATATAAGTATATTGCAAGAAGTTTATAATCGTGGGATTGGAGCATACCATACAAATCCTATCTCTGTAAGAAGTCTTACTTTTAAAAAGAATCAGAATCTTCCTATGTCAAAAAAGTTATCAAAGGAACAATGGGCTATGGCTCGTGTATATTCATTTTTGGATGGTAATAAGAAACATGATCAAGATTTATTGGTTCATGATTTTAGCTGAATGTTCTGTAATTAAAACTTGTGGGAAATGTTTTCTGATAGAAACCCAGCGGGAACCAGTCTTACGTAATGCATTTGCTTCCTTAGAATCCATACCAAGATATGTTTTCATCATGTAGTTAAAAGCATGGCTACCAGTTGAAAGGGGATATAGGACATATTGGGTAGCTTCCATAAGAACCAAACGAGTCCTTTTATAATCTGAAAGCAAGTGTGTAATATAAATCATTGAGGTTACATTATGCCTACCAGTTGAAGCAATTTGATTAACTAA